CTTCCCGCCGCACGTCTTGCACTCCTGGGGAGCGGGGGAGAGGGCGGCGCGGATCGACGCTTCGATGGCGTCAGCTTCTGCGGCGGCGCTTTCCGTCGCGGGTGTGCGGGGTCCGGTCACGGACTCCGTGACGTAGCCTCGCAGTTCAAGCGCATCTTCCACCACCCCCCGCAGCCGGTCGCGCTCGGCCTCGGCGGCTCGCCTTGCCAGTTCCGCTTCTCCGAACAATCCAGCGTTGTGATTGGCCGCCTGTCGGGCCACATCCCTCTCGGCCTCCAGCTCCGCGATGCGGGCGGCCTGGGCGTCGGCTGCGCTACGCAGGGCCATGGCGATGACGATTCGCGCGTATTCCCGCGTCAGGTGCTTGCGGGTTCCGAAGATGTCTTCGACGATCTCGGTGGCCCTCTTGTCGTGGTCGGTCATGTCGTCTCTCCTGTGGGAGGGGTGGGGAGGGCGTCGCCAAACCCCGCTGCGGTCATATCGGCAGTGAGCCTTTCCCATGCCTCCCTGTGCATCTTGGCGTCGAGCGGATCGATCTCGTACTTCGAGCAAGGCCGGTCTTCGCAACTTGGGCCGGTGTTACGGCCACGCACCGTCGGCACCTCTCGCGGACAGGACCGGCTTTTCATCCAGTGTGAGCACGATCCGCACTTTGGCGTCTGCATCTCTCGGATGCGACGGCCCCGCTCCTGGAAATCGGCTAGGGCCGATACTCGCCCCATGGCCGAGACGAAGCGGTCGACTGCATCTGCCTCATTCATGGCACCCTCCAGCGCGTCGGCGGGGTCGATGCGACCTCGTCCGCATTGCTTGACCAGCACGCTCCCTCGCTCCAATCGGGAGGCGGCTCTCGGTCGTCCACCCACACCCATCCCCCGCAAGGGGCCTCGTCGTCGTCCATGAAGCTCTCGCTCCACTGAATGCGCCCCTCGATCACCACTTCTGCGGTAATCACCGTCCCATCCCTCGGCGCGCTGTCCATCGTCCGCCAGCCGTCGTCAGCGGGCGCGTCGAGCAGGGCGCGGATGCGGTCGGCGGCGTGCTCGTGATGCCGTAGTCTGGCGTGGCGGATGATCGTGGTCCGCCCGTCCGCCTCATCCTCTGCGATGGCTACCCTAGTCATGCTCGCCTGCCCGTCATGCCACCGCGCCGCCGCCTCGATCCCCTCGCGCCGGGCTGCTCCTGCCAGCGCCAGCAGAATGCTCATCAGGGCCACCGTGCAGACCCCATCGTAGTCAATCGACGGGTGGCGCATGATCGCCTCTGCCGCCCTCCGTGCCATCTCCTGGTCGGTCATGCCGCCCTCCTGTGTCATGGCTGCAGCCCTCTCAGCGTCGCCAGCACGGCGTCCATGCGGCGGATTTCCTCGTCGGCGGTGGACTGCGTCATGCGCTTCGCCTCGACCCAGTGCGGATAGACACGGCGGCGGAGCGCGATCTCGCGCTCGACGCAGGCGATCTGGTCCCGAAGGGGCACAGGCGGCAGCACGCCGGTCAGAAGGTCGGCCATCTCAGGCGGCCTCCCTCTGGCGCAGGTGTGAGCAGTTCGCGGCCACCAGCGCCTCGGCGAGCGGCGGGCAGACGCTGTTCCCGCAAAGCCGGATCTGGGTCGCCTTGCTCAGCGGGTTCCCGTCGGCGTCCCGGTCGATGACGTAGCTCTCGGGGAAGCCCTGGGCGCGGAACAGCTCGCGGGGCGTGAGCATGCGCATGCCGATGTCGACCACCACCCAGCTCTGGCCGTCGATCGTCACGGTCACCAGGCCATGGCGCGCCAGCGCGGTGACGGTGTGCATGGGCTGCGACGGGTCGCTGTCCTGGCCGCCGGTCCCATAGTACTTCTGCAGGAAGGCGGCGACGACGGAGGCGTGGCCGCCTTGGGCGGTGACGGTGCCGAGCGGCGCATCGGCCGGCGCGTCCCGCCGATCGCTGCCCTTCATGTTCAGCAGGTGCGCCGCGACGAGGCCCTGGGTGCAGCCCTTGCCCACAATGGTCGACATGGGCTCCGTCATGTCGTGGCCGACGACGCCGGTGTTGTGCTGGGCCATGAAGGCGGCGACCAGGCTGCCGCCGTTGACCGTCGGCACGATGGTCGGCATGGGCGCCTCGATCGACAGCGCCCGCGGCTCCTGCCCCTCCCGCTCGCCGTAGCGGGGCACCAGGTAGGGCGAGACGACGCCGAACCGCGGCGCGCCCGCCATCACCGTGTGGATGGGCTCGCGTGCATCCTGGCCGATGCTGTTCTCCTGCAGCTTCGTGAGGTAGGGGGTCGCCAGCGCGAACTCGCCGCCACCCGAAGCCGTGACCGTGCGCAGCGGCTCGGCGCTGTCCTGGACGATGTCGCCGCTCGACCGGTTCGTGATCGGCACGATGTAGGGTCGCGGGCTCTCCAGTACGTAGCGCACCAGCCCCTTCGCGATGCGCCGCATGGTCGCCTCGGCCAGCGGCCGGTTGCAGGCGATCCCGGCGGTGCGGCGCAGCTCGAGCGCCTGCTCGCGCGTGAGGAAGATCGACGGGCACGGCAGCGTCCAGTCGATGCACTCGGCCGCCGTGCGCCAGGGCATCGCCCGGCCCGGCCCGTGCGTCGGCTCCGGCCACACGATCGGCAGCCCGTCGCGGCGCGCGATCACGAACAGCCGCTTCCGGATCGTCGGCGCGCCGTAGTCGCAGGCCCGCAGCTCCCGGTGCTCGACCTTGTAGCCCGCCCGGCGCAGCTCCCGCCGCCACATGTCGAAGGTCGAGCCCGCCCGCACCTTGCAGGGATAGCCGTCCTCGGTCAGCGGGCCCCACTGCCGGAACTCCTCGACGTTCTCCAGCATGATGACGTCGGGCTTCGCGCGCTGCGCCCACAGCACCACCACCCAGGCGAGGTCGCGGATGCCCTGCTCGCGCGGTTTGCCGCCCTTGGCCTTCGAGTGATGCGTGCAGTCCGGCGAGAACCACGCCAGCGAGATCGGCCCGTGCTCGCGCACCACGTCGGCCGGATCGACCTGCCAGACGTTGCGCTGGAAGTGCAGCGTCCCCGGGTGGTTGACCCGGTGCATGGCGAGCGCCGCACCGTCGTGGTTGACGGCGATGTCGACCGAACGCCCAAGGGCCGCCTCGATGCCCGTGCTCGCCCCGCCACCGCCGGCGAAGCTGTCGACCACGATCCCGCTCATGCTGCGCTCCTTCCTGCGGCGGCCAGCTCGTCCGTCGTCGTTCCGATCAGCCCGGCGACGATCCCGAGAACCGCGTCCTTCGATGCCTGGAAATCGGCCTTGCCCATGGCCTTCTGCGACTGGCTCTTGGCCGTCATGACGGTGACGATGTCGTCGCGGACCACGATCACGGCGTAGCCGTCGAGCGATCGTGCGAGCGCGGCGATGCGCTGGGCCTCCTCCGGGGAGGCGGCGACGACGGTGGTGTCGTCGCGGTAGCCGGCCCGGATCAGCGCCCACTTCCGCATGTGCTCGGCCGAGGGGAACCGCTCGGCCTGGGCCTCCGGCAGGCTCCGCCATGCCTCGGTTAGCGCGGCGAAGAAATGTGCGTGCGATGCGTGCGACCGCTCCTCGACGGGCGCGAGCCGGTGGATCTCGCCTTCCGCGTACTGCTGGGCGAAGGCGCGGGGACGCACGGGCCGCAGCACGTCGCCCTCGCGGTAGAACTCCATCGGCCAGACGCTCGCCATGGTCAGCCGGCCATCAGGAGGTGGCCGCCGGCAGCCTTCAGGGCGGCGTCGGGGTCATCGTAGCGGCGCACCCGCTCCACCATCTCCGCGAGCTCGCCGTTGAACTCGGCGACGGCTTCGGCCAGCCGGGCGATGTAGGGTTCGTCACGACGGACCCGCTTCACGAACAGCGGCAGCCGCGGCCAGTAGACGACCAGGTCGAGCCATTCGCGCTCGGCGACCCAGAGCTGGCCCTGGCACTGCGCCTTGTGCTCGGGCGGGAACTCGTCGCGCAGGATCAGGTCGATCATCAGGTGCGGGAGCTTGGTCTTGATCTCCAAGAGGCCGGTGTCGCCAAGCAGGGCGTCGGGGCTGGCGCCCGTGTCGCCGTTGCGGATGAAGCCGACGGGCAGGGGCTCGGCGGCATGGAGGAAGGCATAGGCGTCCCGCGCCTCCTCCTCCATCAGCCGGCCGCGCTCCATGTGGTGGTTGCTGTAGCTCTCCATGGGCTCGCCCGTGAGACGCTCGCCCGCGAGCTTGAGCATGTAGGTGCGGCGGGTCTTGCTGACCTCGCCGCCCTTGCCCTTCGCCAGCACGGTCGAGAACTCGGAGCTGGTCGGGATGCCGGCCCGGAGCGCGTACCAATCGGCGCTGCGCTGCTCGATATCGTCGAAGATCTGCATCTTCATGCCTCCGCCTTCTTCTGCTGGGCGAGGAAGCGCGCCCGGCTGTCGATCGCGCGCAGCGCGGTGGCGTGCTCACGGGCCGGGAGGTGGTCGAGCGTCTCGACCTTCAGGTGCTTGAGCAGGCCGATGGTCTCGTCGGGCGACGCAAGCCCGCGCGCCTTCATGGCGTCGATGATCTCCTGCTTCTGCTGGGCGTCGATGACGGGCTCGTCGTGGGTCTTGCTGCCGTCGCTGTCCTGGCCCTTGGCCGCGAGCCCGGTGATGGCGAGCAGGGTGTACCGCTCCAGATAGGTGACGGTGGAGCCGATGGCCTGGATGCTGTTCTTGGAGCCCGACTGATCGGCCCCGGCCTGCAGGCTGGCGCGCTCGCTGTGGCCCATGACGTGCGTCAGGACGCAGGTGACGCGGATGGCGCCGCCGTCGAGCTGCTCGACCTCCCAGCGGTGGGAGAGCCCGTGCCGGGACAGCGAGGCGCCGATCACGGCCGAGACCTGGTCGAGCGTGGCGTAGTCGTAGGAGGCCTTGCCGGAGCCGAAGGCGGCCTTCTTGTCCTTCACGACGGTCGGCGGATTCGCCTTGAAGGCGGCGAGCGCCTCGACGAACGCGGTGCGGGCCTGGGCGGCGCTCCACCGCTCCTGCAACGCCATCAGCTTCTCGAGCTGGTCGACGCTGGTCCCGGACGAGAGCGCCTTGTCGATGAGGTCCATGGGGGTCAGAGCCCCGCCGGTCGGCCGGTGCTCGTCCATGCGGACCACGGCCCCGCCTCGGGGCTCGGGCTCGACGAAGGCTTCGATCTGCTGTGCGGTCATGGGTTCCTCCTGTGTGTTGTCGTGGTTCACGCCGCCGCTCCCCGTGCCCTGGGCGGATCGCCGGGGATGGGCTCGATCTCGGTCTCGGCGGCCCAGCCTTCGGAGCCGTCATCGCATCGGATCAGGTATCGGCCGGCCTCGACGCGCTCGACGTTGCCGTAGCGGCCGGCGATGAGGACGCGCTTGCCGAGCGGGAAGCGGGGCGTGCGGTGGGCGCTCATATCGGCCAGTCCGCGGCGTAGGCGATCATCGCCAGCACGAGCAGGGCGGGGAGGATGAGGTCGAGGTGGCGGGTCATGGCTGCTCTCGCGGCAGCGGCTCTCGGATGACCGAGACGCGCGGCACGAGGCGCGACACCGGGACGCAGCGGTAGATGATGAAATCAGGGCCGCCGTACTCGCGGATGGAGCGTTTGGCGTAGGTCATGGCCTCGGGCTCGGTCTTGAAGGCCTCTGAGCCTTCCGGGTTGTCGCCCGACCATGTGCCGTCGTTATTGCCGACCGGCACCGCGAACCAGAACTCGGCCTCGGGGTCCATGCGCGTCGGATCCTCGTGGCCCATCACGCCGCCTCCCTGATCCACTCTTCGGCCAGCCCGACGAGGAGCCGGCCGTCGTCGAGGCGCACGTCGTAGCGGGCGCGCTCCTCGATGGTGCGGGCGATGATGGTGCCGGGCCGGGCCTCGATCTTGGTGTCGCCGGGCGCCGGGACGTAGGCATAGACGGGGGTGCGAAGGTCGAGCATCTCAGGCTCCCATGGCGGTGTTGAGGTCGGCGAGCGCGGCGCGCGAGTGCTCGGCCCACATGCGCGCCATGCGGCGGCAGTGGTCCTTGTCGATGGGGCAGGCACTCAGCTTCGCTCGACGCGACCAGGCGGTGGCGTAGGCGGCGTACTGGCCGAAGCGGATGCCGTGGTGGGCGATGCGCCAGTCGGGACGGGTGCCGATGCGGGGCGGGAGGGTCATCGCTTGCGGGCCTCCAGCATGGCGTCGGCGTAGCGGTAGGCGTCGGCCGCAACTTCGGCGCTGTGAAGGGCGCAGATCGGGTCGGTGAGCAGCCCCGTCAGCGCCGCCATGGCGAACTCGTCGCGGAGACGGGTGTCTGGAGTGTCGTCGATGACGGTCCAGGAGCGGCCGTGGAGGTGCCCGCAATTACTCTTCCGGCACCAGATGTCGTGGCCCTGCTCGCACTCGATGAAGAAGGCGCGGCCGTCGCCCCCATCCCATCGCTTGATCTCGTACCGCTTCCCCGCCGTGATGTACGGGCAGCCGGTGTAGTCGGTGTATGCGTACTGCATCTCTCAGCCCTCCCCGAGAGCGGCGCGGATCGACGCTTCGATGGCGTCAGCTTCTGCGGCGGCGCTTTCCGTCGCGGGTGTGCGAGGTCCGGTCACGGACTCCGCAACGTAGCCCCGCAGTTCAAGCGCACTTTCCAGCGCCTCCCGCATCCGGGCGTTCTCCGCCTCCAGTTCCGCGAGGCGGACGCGCATGTCATGCACGGTCTCCGCGACCATCAACGCCGCCTCGCCCATCGGCCCCGGCGTGTACCCCTCAGGTATCTCGATCATGCTGCCCTCCTGATGGCGATTGTTGCTGGTCCCGTGCAGCCGATTGGCCCCTTGACGCCCCGGCCAGCGCAGGACGTGCACCGCTTCCACCGCAGTGGCTTGAATGCGACCACGCGGCGGCCCATGCCCTTGCAGACGCGGCAGAGCTTCATGCTGCCCTCCTGGCCTGCTGATAGGCGTCTCTCATCCAGCTTTCGTCGGCGGTGAGGGCGCGGCGGATGGCGTCCTCGATCATGTGACCGAGGGTCCAGTCGCCCATGTGCGCCCTGACATCGGTCGGAGCCCGGTAGTCGTAGGTGAAGGTGCCCGCGAGCGTGCGACCCGTCCCCGGCTCCACCAACTCCACCGCCCCGAGGAACACGTTGTCGTCCGTGACCGTGACCTCGACCCTGCCCTCCACGTCGGAGAGAAGGCCGTCGAGTAGGTCCACGCAGAAGTCGATGAGGGTCATGGCAGTTCTCCAAGCGCCTGCGTGATGACGGTCTGGAGGCTCATCGCCTCGTTCGGAACCATGCGACCGTCCTGGCAGTCGGCGTCGGCGTAGCGGTCCAGAAAGTCGTGAGCCTCCTGAAGCGCCGCCCGCATCTCCATGACCTCGCGGGGCTCGGCCCCCTCAGCAAAGCCGTACCGCTCCACGATGGCGGCCACGTCAGTCAGCGCGTCGGCATAACCGGCGGCCTCGCGGTCGAACCAGTCGTCAGCGATCTTCCGGTACAGCGCGGCCTCGTCGGCGGCGGTGGTGAGGCGAGGGTCGGTCATCACCAGCACCGATCACAGGTGCAGTGGTTGTGCTTGCCGCTTTCGCAGAGCAGCGAAGCGTCGTGGTACGGGTGGTGTTTCTCGCCCCGCTCGCGGAGTTGGTCGCAAGACTGGCACTCGCCCTCGGGGGCCTTGTGGCGGCGGATGGTGGGGGCGGTCATCTCAGGCGCCCCGGATGGCGGTGAGGAGGGTTTCGGCCTGCTGGCGGACCATCACCACGACCTCGTCGGGCTCCATGTCCGGGCCGGTGTTGCGGCACATCGCCGCAATGAGGGTCAGGCCGTCGAGGATCGCCGGCAGCTTGGCCGCCGCCCGCGCGTCGCCTTCGTCCTGGCAGATGAACCGCGGATCGACCTCGCCGGGCTCGCCGCCGGGGAGAGCGGGACCGACGGCAAAGCCGTGGTCGATGCGCTGGATGAGGTAGGGGCCGGGCTGTAGGGGCATGGCGCTCTCCGTTGTCGGTCCGGAGAAGA